TTAGTGAAATATTAAGTGAGGAGTTAGATAGAAACGGAATTAGGAGAGTACTCAATACAATTCAGAGACGTTTTATAGATAAATTAGAAAAAAAACCTAATTCATTGTACCCGTTTGATGGGTCTATGGTAAAGGTAGATTCTGTATATATACCATTATTTGATTTCATCAAAGAATTCATAACGACAGAATATTCTGATATGATGAATATATTTTACACTTTCATAGTAGAGTACAATACTGAAGGTAACTATGAAAATGTTGATTCATTAGTAAAAATAAGTGAAAGTGAATTGGAGTCTATGTTTTCCGATGAAGTTATTATCTTATCTAAATATTTTAGAACATCACCATTTTTAATTAGTAAAGAATCTTCATTATATTATGGTTTGCCTATATATTATGTTTATGAAGAAGAAAATTTCTTTTGTTTTGGGGATTTCCATCAAATGGTTGACGCAACAAAGGAATTTCTTAAAGATCGTTATTGGGATAGAAATGAAATTATACAAAGTATTGGTATAGAAAATTACATAGGTTACCTTTATGTTGAAGATAAAGATATAATACCTAAAGAAATGGATATTTTCGAATATTTATTAGAAAATGAGTTTATAGAAGTTAATGAAAAGGGTAGAATTGTTATAAATGAAATACCACCTTATTTTAAATTCGATTGGGATGAATTTATTGATGACGAATCAAAACACGTTCATTTCGATCAACTTAGTGATTATGGGCAAGTTTATAAGTATGGTGGTGGTTATGACAATGATGGTACATATTATATGATTAAAATAGATTATTAGATGAGAAGATTAATATTAGAAAATGAAATAACTCCCTTTTATAAAAGGGTTTTAAAGTTACTTAATAAAAAGTTGGGTGAAGGTGAGGATGCCAGCGTAGTTTGGGATATACTATCTAATGAATTATCGATAGATGATACAGATACTAAAATAGAAATATTACATCTTTATACTAATCATTATGATGAATTAGGTAATTACGATAATTTAACTGATGCAGATTTAGAAGGTGTGAACGATACTTCTTCATATAATAATGAATTAGTTGCTTTGTCAATGTTTTTAGATATACCACCGATTTTAATAGAACACGAAGGTAGTCATCATGGTTTAGATACTTATAGGGATTTAACTTCAGATGAGGTTTATGCGGTAGGTGATGACGATGAGGTTAGTAGTGCGATGGAAGACTATTTTGATGGGTATGTTGATGAAGTTGGTGGGGTAGATAATATAGATAGATATACCGTTGATGACTTTATAGAGTTAGACCAATATAGTGTTGATCAATACGCAGAAGAAACTGCAGATTATAGGCTCGATGATATGACTGAAGAAGATGTAATATCAGAGGCAGGATATGACAGTAGAGAAGAGTATGAAGAAAGGATGGTAATATTAGAGGAAAGAATTGATGAGTTAAATAACCTTTTAGAAGAAAAAGAAAGTGAATTAGAAGAGAGGTTAGATGACGATGAAGATTTTTTTGGTACTGAAGAATATGAAGAATTGAAAGAAGAGATTAATGACTTAGAAATAGAACTTTCGGATAAACAAACTACATATGAAGGATTGGGAGATGAGTTAAGAGAACTATTTGACACTGCGAGAGAAGAGTTACGTGACACAATGGTGAGTGAGATAATTAGTGAAATTGATAATGATGGTGTAGATTATTTTGTAAATAATTTAGGGTTAAGTTTTAAGGAGGCAGTAGAATATTATTGTACATTCGATGAGTCTGGTTTAGAGAGATATCTCGCAGAAAATGAAGACAGAGGTAATACTTTATCTGGTTATGATGGTAGTGAAAATGAAGAATATTATAATGGGGTAACTTATTATATTTATAGAACAGATTAAATATATAAAAAAATGAAGATAAAATTAAACGTAAGTCAATATAAAAGATTACTATCAGAAATGAGACATGATGGTAAGTCCACTGGTTTATTTGCGGATGAAGAACCTAAAGTGGTTAATGAATTCGGTAAAAAAATGAAATCGTATGTTAATGATAAAAGTGATGAATTAAAAAATTCTTGGAAAACTTTTGTTAGTGTGGCGAAAAGAGAAAAGGGTGAAACAATTGAGTTACTTAAAGTATTACAAAAACTTGTAAGTGGTAAAGAAGTAACTGAAAATGAAATAAAACTATTGAAGGCACAGTCTAAAGATATTGTAAAGATAGTTGCGGTTATGGGTATGGGAGCAGTATCAATGGCAATACCACTATTGTTGGAAAAGGTTTTAAATAAATACGGTATATCTATAATGCCTAGTAGTCATAAAGAATTGGGTAGTGAAGAAAGTACTGAAGAAATTAATGAAGGTAAAAAGAAAAAGAAAAATACATTGTGTGCTAGAGGTGTAAGTGCTGCAAAATCTAAATACGATGTTTATCCTTCTGCATACGCTAATGGTTATGCAGTTCAGGTATGTAAAGGTAAGATTAAAGGATTGGATGGTCAAAAAAGATGTAGTGGAAGTTACTGCAGTGGTAAAAGAAATGAATCATATAATTTTGACGATATAGAAGTTGCGGAAAGATTAGATGAAGATTTGGCAGTTTGGTTTGGTACTAAAAAAAAGGGTAAAGGTACTAAACAACCACAAGGACCTTGGGTTAACATATGTAGAAAAAAAGAAGGTGGTGGACATCCTGAGTGTGGTAGAAGTGATTCCGATAAAGGTGGATATCCAGTTTGTAGGGCAAAGAGTGTTGCTGCGAATATGAGTCAGGAGGCTAAAGATTCTGCGTGTAGACGTAAGAGAGAAAAAGAAAAAAATGATGGTAAATCAGGAAAAGGACAATCACCAAGTCCTATTAAAGTTAAAAACTATAAACCTAAAAAGAATGAATCATTAAACTACGATAGAATGTTAATTACTGAAAACAGGACTATCATTAGTGAAGGTTTAAGATATCATATAGATAATGAAATACCATTAACTGAATCAGTTTATAGATATGGTAGTGAATCTTTCTTTAACTTAATAAACGAAGTTAGAGAATTATATACAAACGGTAAAATTGATTTATCATTTAATGATGAGGAGATTATAAGAACCGATATTGGTAAACAAGGTATCTATGAGGGTAGAAAGGTTTGGTTGGACATACCAAATGAGTATATGGAAATAAATGAGGCAGAATATAAAGGTAAGACAGTTGAGTTGAGTAAACCTAAAAGAGGTGGTAGTAAAAAGTTTTATGTTTATGTGATGTGTAATGGTAAGGTTAGAAAAGTTTCCTTTGGGGCAAAATCTGGTGGATCAAATTTGTCAGTAAAACTTAGAGACCCTAAGGCTAAAAAGGCGTTTTCAGATAGACACAATTGTCCACAGAAAAATGATAAATGTAGTGCTGGTTATTGGAGTTGTAGATTACCGAGATATGCAAAACAATTAGGATTATCAGGTGGAGGTACTTGGTGGTAAATAAAAATAAAAAATTAATGATATGAAAAGAATAGTTAAATTAACGGAAGAAGACATTAAAAACATGGTTAGAAAAACTATGGACCAAATTAATGTACAAGGTAATGAACATCACGATAGAGGAAATAGATATATGTTCTTCTCAAACTTACAACAAATGAGAAGACAATGTGATATATTATTAGATATGGATCCAGAAATGGTTGAGGGTGTTTTAGAAAATGGACACGATTGGGCTCAAGATCACATTGCGGAAGCAAAAAACAATATGGATCAAGTATTTGATTTCTTAATGAATGAAAGTAAAAAGTATGGTATGGAGTTATCTATGAATATAGATGATAGTGATATGATGAATGAAAAGTGGAGTAAAGAATATAAAAATTCCATAGATTGTAATAACCCAAAAGGGTTCTCTCAGAGAGCACATTGTCAAGGTCGTAAGAAAAGATAGTATGGATTTTCCGTTTGAAGAAAATAAAATAAATGGTTTTTATGTTCGTAAATTTTCTGATAATGTAGAGAATAGTGAATTGGTTTGGCATAGAGATAAAGAAGATAGGATTGTTGAGAGTGTTGGACATACGGATTGGATGGTTCAATTAGATAACCAACTACCTATCCCATTAACAGAAACAGTACTTATACCAAAAGAAGTATATCACAGAGTAATTAAAGGTACTGGTGAATTAACAGTTAGAATAAAAAAATTAAATGATTAAGTTAACTAACATATTAAAAGAATCTGAGAGTAATTTATCTTATTTAGATAATAAAGTTTATAGGAAATACTTAAATGTCCTTAATAAAAAATATCCAGAAATACAAAACGAAGTTAAGAAATATGTTTACCCTAATAATGAGTGGGGTGTAGAATTTAATGATAGTAAACCATATAAAAAAATGTTTGATTTCTTTGGTGCAGACTTTTTTAATTTGGATGTTGAAGAAAAAAGTGATTTAATATTTCTTTTTATCATTAATTTAAATGTTAATGATTTTTTAACTGAAAAATTAAATGTTGGGGATGGGTTGTATTTTGTTACTTTAGAAGTTGCGCAAGAAGGTAGTGAATATGAAACAGAAACAAATCGTGTAACCTGTGATGAATGTAATGGAAGAGGTAGTGAAACATATGAATGTCCTTATTGTGAAGGTACTGGTGAAATTAGTAATGAAGAAGATGAAACATTTGCCTGTGATGACTGCAATGGTTCGGGAGAAAATGAGGAAGAATGTTCATATTGTGGGGGTGATGGTGAGTATGATGAGGAAGAAGAAAGATACACTAAACATATAGAAAAGTGGAATATGATTATGACTGAAAAACCTAATCTTAGTCAAATAGATTATGGTACTTATTTTATTGAAAATTATAAAGACAAAGTATATATGATGACTGAAATGAATTCTTTCTGGGATACTAAGACTGAAAATTATGAATCCCAACTACCAGAAGATTCAGAAATTTTAGATTATGATGTCAGTGAGGCAAATAGGTTTGGAATAAGATATATTGTATTGTGATATGGAAATAGATTTCAGTAACATAACACCATTAGATTTAAGGATATTAAATCATTTAAGAAAGAATTCGGTAACAGATGAGTGGGAACCACTTTATAACTATTTGATCAATAATTTTAATACTGATCCTGAGGACACACAAAAAATTATCCTAATTTATAGTGATGTAAAAAATGAAAATATAGATTTTAAGAACGTTAACGATATACACACACCAAACATCGATTACTCATCCTATGATGAAAAAAGATTGGCGTTTGCGGAATTTATTAACGTTGATCCTGTTTTTGTAAAACCATTCGCAACATATCTTTCTAATCTTTCTTCTTTTAAAGTATTAATACCTTCGATTAGTTATAGTACTAGATATGTTTATTATATAGGTGACTTTTATGCGGTATATAGAGAATCGGAAATGAAAATTCGTGAAAAATTAGATGAGGAAGGATGGGATTTTTTTAGTCATAGTTTTTTAATTGATTATGTCGAAATTAATCGTCAATATTTAGATTATAACGTAACTGAAATTGCTAAAGAAGAATATGAACGTGAAATAGGTAGTTCTAAATTTAATGTGGAATCAAAAGAAAATCTTTTAAAAAATATTGATAAATATGATGAATACGAAGATTTAAAGTATACGTTTGATGAATTGACTGAAACTAAAAAAGAAATAGATAAAACTTTTTTAGGGTTAGATAATAACATCAATAAATTAGAGAAAGAAAAAAGAATTATTGAGATAGAAATAGAAAGGTTATCTGATATTACAGATTATGGTGATGATGAAGATAGTTACTCAACAGAATTTGAGGGAGAAATAGAGGATTTAGAAAATAAACTAAATAAAATTGAAAACAGATTAGAAGAGGCTGAGTATGAATATAACCAACATTATAAAGATTATGATTCATTAGTAGATGAATTAGAAGATGTAACCGAAGATTTATCCAAATATGAGGGAGATAATTTCGAAAAGTTATATATGACTATTAGGAAAGAAAAATTAAAAGAAGATTATAGTTATGATATTGAAGGGTATGTAGATGAATTAGGTTTAACTTTAGGTGAGGCAATATCCGATAACATTTTAATTGTAGATGAAGAGTACATAATAAGTGAGGCAATAGAAAAAGATGGTCCTGAATATTTCATTGGTGACTTAACAAAAGATGTTTTTATTTATAACGGTGAGGAATATTACGTTCTTTGGTAATATTGACATTTTAAGAAAAAATCCTTATTTTTGTATAAAAAGATATGGATAAACCAATTAACCCAAACGAAAGGGTAGTTCACCCGACTCATTATAACAGAGGTATTGAAATGTGGGATTATGCACATTCACATAATTTAGATTTTTTTGAGGGCAACATTGTTAAATATGTTACTAGATGGAAACAGAAAAACGGTATCGAAGATTTAAAAAAGGCAAAACAATATTTAGATAAACTTATCGAATTAAATGAGAGTAATAATTGCAGGTAGTAGGGACTTTAATGACTACGAAAAACTAAAGAAAAAATTAAATGCAATTCTCGAAAATCAAAAAGATGTTACTATAATATCTGGTACTGCAAATGGTGCAGATAAGATGGGTGAATGGTATGCAAATGAAAATCACCTTAAGTTAGAACAGTATCCTGCGATGTGGGATTTATTCGGTAAGAAGGCTGGGTATATGAGAAACGAAGAGATGGCTAAAGTCGCAGATGCGGCTATAATATTTTGGGACGGTAAGAGTAAAGGGTCCAAACATATGATAGATATCTCAAAAAAATATAATTTAAAATTGCGCATTGTGATGTTTTAGCATATTTATTTTCAAAAATATGTTATGGATTATATTATAGATGAAATTTATGAAATTTTTTGTGATACAGACAAACTACTTACAGTAACCTTTAAGGTTGAGGGTGACATTGAAGATTCTTATAGGGAATTAATTGACAGTGAATATTATAATTGGTGTAACGAACATTACATTACCGAAGGTGAAAACTTAGTAGACTATGATCGTTACGATGATGAAGATGAATATATGTCAGACTTCTTTAATCACGACAAATGGAATATGTATTACTCCAATGAGGATATGATTATTGAATACTTATATGAGAACTATTCAGATTTGAGAACCTTACCTTCACCAAAGGTAGATTAGTATCTCCAATCTATCCAATCTATAGAGTCACCTTTATAGTATTCTACATATAGTACATCGTCAGTCTCAATATCCTGAACTCTAGATTCTGTTGGTTTACTAACAGAATTTGTGGAAGAATTATATACACTGTCATCATATATATGAACCATTTTACCAAATAGTTTAGACAGTATTTTTTCAGAATCTGTTGAGTCAAACCCCATAGAATATAAATTGTATATGTAAGGTGGTTCTAATTTGGGTACTACTTTATCTATTAAGTCATTGGTAACTGATTCGTTTATATCACCCATCGTATGAATCTGTAAATTCTCAACACCTTTATCGAAATCTGCCCAATCACCGTTAGGCCATTCCCTATAGGTTAGTCTACCATTATTTCTATCCCTAACTTCAATGAATTGTTGGTAAAAATCCAAATGTACTTCTTTACTAAAAACAACACTAAGTATTGTATCCCATTCAGATTGTGGTATACCTAAAGATTCTAAATCAGAAAAATAAGGTGGATTGATTAATTTTGAAATTTTATCGAATAAAATTTTTTTTTTATCGATAGACTCGTTAACTAAATCATTTACACCACCTTTTATAATTTGCCCATCACTAGTGACTAAATTAACTTTTAAGTTTACTCCATTTTCTTTTCCCCACTGTTTAAACTCAATGGCGTGTGGTTCTCTATCTTCCCACATTTCTATCTGATTAACATTAGGGAATCTATTCAGTAGACTTTTAATGGTATTAAATTTACTAGTCAAAGTATCGCCATTACCTTTATAGTGATATTCATCAAAAGATATGTTATGTAATAGTAATAATTCTTCTATTTGTTCTGACTGATGTGGTATTCTACCTGTTAACATTATTACTAAAGTACTAGGATTAGATTTCTCTCTTAGGTAATCTGCAACAGTATTTTCTATAGGTTGTATGTCGAATACTGCATCATCTAAAGACTCTGGTTTACTCCACCATCCTATATGTGGATATTCTTTACCAGTAAATTCCTCCCACTGTTTCTTACCTTCTTCAGGGTGTGGTGTCTTCATTAATGTACCATCGAAATCAAATATTGAAATTTTGTTGATTAGATTATAACTTTCTACTAGTAATTTTACTTTCTTATTGTATCTAACACTTTCGTTTAAATCTAAAACACTACCTGAAACCCAATTAGTTAATTCTTCTATGGGTGTTATATGTGTTTGATCATCGTATGTGAATTTAACTTTATTATTTTTAAAGTCGATATCGTTACTATATAGTGTTAATATACCATTTCTAGCCATATAATATTCACCCTGCGAAGTGTCTGTTATTTTTTTAAAACCTAATTTATTTAATAAATCTAAAACATACTTTCTATTTAATATTAACTCCTCTAAGTCAATATCTTCTGATTCAGTAATTTTTTCTATTGTGGATTTTAATGATCTGTTTAGTTCGGTAACCACCTCATCTACACCATCACTATCAATCCACTCACCGTAGTAAGCATCCTCCAAATCAACATCAGGTTGTATTTCCGCATCTTTTAATTCAGAAAGATTAAGTAGATTCCTTTCTTTTACTATTTCTATTAATTCAACATACGGTATTTCTATACAATAATCACCGAATCTACATCTAGTTTTATTAGTATCGTATTTAATTTCATTTGTATAAGTTTTTCTTACACTATCTTGTCTAGCCCTAGTTATGACAATACTCATCTCACCTATATAATCATCAACTATCCTTTCGTAATATTCTTTAGGTAATACTTCACCTAAAAAATCGTTAACTTCTTGTTCCCCAATCTTTTTACCATCTTTACCAGGCCATTCAGATAACCCTGACAGTATCGCCAAAGTTTCTAAGTGTTCTACTGTCTCATCATTAGTATATACATAATCAAACTCTGATGTTTCTATTTCTTCATAGTAATCACCATAAGAACTAAATGCCTCATAATATTTCCATAAATCATCATCACCTAACCCAGAAAAATATTTTTCCCATTCATCTCTATCTAAAGTTATTGTCACTGACTCATTTCCAAAGTCTAAACAGGGTGTATTGTAGTTATTACATAAAACAAACCAGTCACCGATTAAAGAGTCTAATTTTTCACGATTGTTATCATATAACTCATCTATATATTCATTTACGTTTGAATTTAATAAAGATATATTATTCAAAAAATTGAGAAGAGGTCCTTCTCTATCTACTTCTATTGTATCGTAATCACCAGTACCCTTATTATAGTACCAAAGTCTATATAAATCTAGTACCTCAGATTTATCCAACCCAAATTCATCTTTAAGTATTTTAAACACTTGATCCTTATTGGAGGTGTTATCAATCTTTTTATCTAAATAGGATAGTATTTTTATCTCAAATTTCGTAAGTTTGTCCATATTAATAAATATATGAAATAAATATTAAAAAAAAAGTATAAAATGTTTGGCAGAATGAAAAAAGGTCCTTACATTTGTAGATATAAAACTAAAAGATATGAGTTACTTAAATTTTAATGAGATTGGACAACGTTGTCCTTCGGCTTTGACACAAGAACCGTCAAACCATTTGTCGAACATTTATCGATTCATTCCGACTACGGAAGTGATTGATTTATTGGGGGAACAAGGTTGGTTACCTACACAGGCGATGCAAACTCGTTCTCGTAAGGGACATGAGTCAAAGATGCCGTTTAAGAAACATATGTTACGTTTCAGAAATGAAAATAACATTAACATCGCCAGAGAGATTGGGGACACACACCCAGAAATCCTTTTGACGAATTCACACGATGGTTCATCATCGTTTAAGTTTCACGTTGGTTTATTCCGTTTGGTGTGTTCTAATGGATTGGTGATTGCGGATAAGACTTTCGATGAGTTCCGTGTAATGCATAAAGGGTTTCAGAAAGAAGATATCCTTAAAGTTGTTAATATGACAACGGAAAAAATCCCTATGGTTGTTGGTAGAGTTCAGGATATGATGTCTAAAGAACTGTCTATGGCACAACAGTATGATTTCGCTAAGATGGTTGCGGACAACTATTGGGGTGAAGATAAAATGATTGATGTGAATCAGATGCTTAAGATTCGTAGAGAAGAGGACGCTGGTACCGATTTATGGAGTGTATTCAATAGAGTACAAGAGAATGTACTTCAAGGTGGTATCATAACCATTACACCGAAAGATAATGGTAATCTTCGTAGATCTCGTAGTAGAGCGATTCGATCAATCGATCAGAACATTGAGGTTAACAAAATGTTGTGGGAAATGTCGGAATTAGTTTTGTAATTCATAGTTGTTTGTTTGTGAAAGGTGGGGGATTTATCCCCCATTTTTTTTTATATTTTTTTCACTTTTATGATTGAACTTATATTTATAATATAAAAGTTTAAAATTATGATGGAGTTAATTATTGCTTTCATAACAGGTGTTATAAGTCCGATTACAATACTACTGTTTAAGAATTGGTTAGAGAAGAAAAAGAAACCTGATATGGTGGCGGATACATTAGAATTAGGTGAGGTTGTAACACATAAAATAGAGGAAATTAGAGAAGAAATAAGTGCAGATAGAGTTTGGTTGATACAGTTCCACAACGGAGGACATTTTTATCCAACAGGTAAATCGATGGCAAAATTCTCAATGATATATGAAACAGTTAACATCAAAGTAAATTCTATACAAAATAATTTTCAAAATATACCTGTTAGTCTATTCTCAAAATCAATAAATGAATTATTAAAGAATGATGTAATAGAGATAATTGATTTCAAAGACGAAACAATTGCAACTTTTGGGTTAAAGTATATAGCAGAAGAATCTGGTTGTAAATCAGGTTATTTATTCTCAATAAAAAGTATTGATGATAAGTTTATAGGTATATTAGGTGTAGACTATACGGGAAAGAAAACAAAACTTAATGATGACACCATCAATAGGTTGTCAATTAAAGCAACATCAATTGGTGGTGTTTTAATGAATCATCTGAAAGTCTAAACCAGTTTGGGACATCCCTATTTTTCCATTTAGCAAAATCCTTTTTAAAATCAATGTAGTACTTCCTATATGAAAGTATAGGGTTATTATCTATTTTACATTCATCAGGCATCGCCAACTTAAAATCTGTAACAGTACCATTCTCTTTAATTTTTGGTAGGTTTAAAAGACACCATTCAATTATTTCCTGTGACTTATGTCTCTTACCATAACGGTATGTATATTCCTCACATAACTCTAAACCTAAATCACATAACCAAACATAGTTTTCAATACACTCTCTAGTCCAAATGGAACATGGGTGATTTTTATGTGATAACTTATACGGTACATGTTCGGTTTCTTGATTTGTCATATGATGAACACCACAAAGAAGTTGTGCCGTCTCCAAAATCATTTTTACTACGTGTTTATCACAATGCATTTGTGCACACGACTTAGGATCGTAATCCAAAACAAAAATATTCATAGTTAAAAATTTACGTGTTCTTCTTCTACTACACCATCATTAATTCTGTAGTAATTTCCAGTTTTTCTACTGGCACCTTCTTTAATACCAATTAGGGCTTCCCATTTTCCATCAGGAAATTTACAGAGATAAAATTTAGTAAATTGTTCACCGTGCGTTTTTTCTAAAACAGTCTTTAATTCTAAAATTAATTCACTTATTGTCTTTTCCATAAAACATTTATCTTATAAATATCGCCAAATATACTAAATTTTTTTATTAATACAAACGATTGTTGATTTTTTTATTAAAAATCCATATAATTGTTTTATGGAAAATGAAGGAGTAACTAATTCAGTGATTAGATTCATCAATAAAAATGGTGAACTAACACCACAATACTTATCTGATATGAAAGAAAAAATATCTGTGTTGTGGGATTTAAGAGAAAGGATTGATAGTACACTAGATAGATTAAAAATTAACATAATAAAAAGTAGTACACACTTATTAATTGATAAAGTTCATAGGGGTGATAACGAAACTAGTTTGAAGATTTTGGAGAACACTAGAGACAGATCAGTTTTCTATGATTTCATCACAATATTTGATGAGTTAATAGTATTGAATGAACAGTATCTACAAAAGTATGAGAATGAATATTCAGATATTAAAGACATTAAAGATAATTTGGGGTTGAATGATTATAAATTATTCAAAATTATTAATGACATAAATTTGGATAAGTAAAATATTATTTCTATATTTGTTTCAAATAAGACAACTATGGAAAACAACCCTTTGAAAAGTGAAAGAGTGATGAAGTTCTTAGAGAAGTTTTATCCTACTAAAGTAGATAGATTAGGGTTACCTTCATTAATTACTGTTAATGATAAGGATCATTCATTGACTTGTTCTATCGACAGAGTTCATTTGGTTAAGGTTATACTTAATGAACTAAAATCAAATTTTGGTTACGACAACGATCAATCTAAAACTATTGCAGAATTTTATTGTAATGAAAAATACGGTGTCTATAAAAAAATAATACTATCGATATGAAAGATTTCTATTTTTCAAATGAAGAGGAGGAAAAAGATTTTTTAAAAAATCAAAAGTGGTTGATACATAGTTTGATTATAGAAGGAGTTAAAAAGTCGATGAAAGATGGGTTAGATGAAATTGTATTGTTCAGGATCATAAACCCATTAAGTAATTTTATAATGATTTCGGAATTAAGAAAGGAAGATTGGTTTTCTAGTCTGAGTAAAAGTTTAGAATATTTTGAGTCTGTTGAGGAGTATGAGATATGTTCTGATGTTAAAAAACTATTAAAAAAAATAAAAAATGGAAATAGTAAATCAAATGATGGCAAAAAGTAAATGTGTTGCAGTTATTGAAAGTTGTAAAACCTTAGAACAACTGAAAGTTGCTAAGAGGTTCATAGAACTATATAATAAAAAGTATGAAGACTTTTTGGGTTATAATATGTTAAATAGAAAAATAAATGAAAATGAAGAGAGCATTAACTTACGATGATATTCTGTTAGTACCTAAGTACTCGGAAATAGAAACAAGAAACAGTATTGATTTATCAACATTAGTCAGTAGAAGATATGGTATCTTAAAACCTTATGTTGCATCTTGTATGGACACTGTATGTGAATATAGGATGGCAATCAAAATGGTTGAGTTTGGTGGTGTTGGATGTATACACCGTTTTATGACTGTTGAGGAGCAATGTGAACAAGTAGGGAAGGTTATGGAATACATAACTACAAACCATATGCATGAAAATTGGGGTGTTATGTACGATAATTGGCACGCAGAGATACAGGACATACCTGTTATGGCTGCCGTAGGTGTTAGTGAATCAGATGTTAGTAGGGCGGAGAGTTTGGTTAAGTGTGGTGCAAATATAATTTTAATTGATGTTGCACACGGACACCACAAAAATGTTAAAAATATGATTCAAAAACTTAGGGAGGTTTTACCTGAAAGAATAGACATTATTGCTGGAAACATATCAACGGAGGAGTCCGCAATTGATTTATGTGAATGGGGTGCGGATGGATTAAGAGTTGGTATTGGTGGTGGTAGTTTGTGTACCACCAGAATTCAAACAGGACACGGAGTACCAAATGTAACGTCTATCATTGATTGTGTAAAAGGTTCTAAAGTTCCTGTTATGGCGGATGGTGGTATTAGAAGTAGTGGTGATATTGCAAAGGCATTATCAATCGGTGCAGATTGTGTAATGTTAGGTTCACTATTGGCTGGTACCAAAGAATCGCCAGGTAAAATTATTACAAAGGGTGATGGACTTTTATGTAAAAAATATAGAGGTTCTGCTAGTTTAGAAACTAAATCATCTCACGGTCAATCAACAAAACACGTAGAGGGTGAGTCAACATTAATACCTTATAAAGGTAGTGTCGATATCATAATAGAGAAATTAACTGATGGTATTAAATCAGCGTTGTCCTATAGTGGTTCTAACAACATAAAGAATTTCCATTTAAAATCGGAAACTGTGGAAATCACACCTTCGGGTATGGCTGAATCTAAAGCACATTTATTGTGATAAAAAAATATCCTGACAATATAGTTTATAATGAAGAGACTGGTAAATTCGACGCCAATTTAAAGAACTATCCGACAACAGTGGGATCACAAAAGTTTGATCCCATTATTGTCGATAAAAGTGAAGGGGTAAAGGCTGATAAATATTTTAATAGTAGACTAAACGAATTAAAAAAAGAATACGAAACATTAGTCAGTAAATATGTTGATACAAAATTAGTCTATGAATCAGATTACAACTTCCAACCAATAGTTGGGGAAACTTATCATCTATACGAAAGAAAAAATGGGAGTAAATTTTTAAGTATTATACCACCTAGTGAATGGAAACAAAGTTATGTCGGTTCCTATTTATTATTAAATAACGGTACTTGGGAAAAATTATAACTCCTCTACCTTAATTATTTTCACACCCATACCTTTATTTTTAAGGGTAATCTCTTCTTCATGTGGGTACAATATATTGTTTGATAATGTTTCCATAACATTTACCATTAATTTTTCTGCAGATACAGTTAATAAGAAAACCTTTTCCCCTCTACAGTCACCTGCGATACTACCTTTTCTATAATGATTATTCTTAAGATTGTTTTTATTTAAAGAATAGTGTGAACCCACCTTTGACAAATTTATTTCTTCTTCAGAATCGGAACAAATTATCCTATATAAGATTAAAGGGGATTTTAAATTATTTAGATAAGAAACTAATTCTATTAATTCATCAATAGCGTAATCTACATCATAACCCATATAGTCATAATCTTTCATTAGTTTACTAATATCATTTTTAGATAATTTATATTTACTAACATTAGATTCCATAGTTTCATTTATTGGGCTATCACTAATAAAAGGTTCATAATATTTTTTATATAATTTAGGGAAAAAATAGTATATCATAAAAATAGTTAACAATTCCCCATTATTATCGTTAGGTACATTATATTCTTTTCTTAAACTATCAAACACCAATGAGGGTAATTTATGAGATGCGGTTATCAACCTCTTCGAATCGTACCTTAATATATTTTGTAAATAATTCTGACTAACGTTTATAGATGTTCTGTGACAACTACCATCACGAAAACAAAAATTTATAAAATCTTCACCATCTAAAGAAGTATACCTATCTACCAATAAATCAGATAATTTTTCAAACAGTCTTTCGAACCCACTTTTTTTTACTATATCTATATAATCTATTCCCAAAATACTTTATTTTATAAAAATAAATATCTATAATTGTAATAAAATTGTAGATGGCAAAATTATATTTTAGGTACTCAACAATGGGTGCTGGTAAATCATTAGACTTATTGAAAACTGCATATAACTATGATGAGAGAGAAAAAAATGTAATTCTTTTCACGTCTTGTTTAGATAATAGACATGGAACTAAAAAAGTTGCGTCTCGTGTAGGAATAAGTAGAGAGGCACACGTTTTTGATGAGACTACTAACATATTCCAATTTGTAACAGAAAACTGTTATGGTTGTGATTGTGTGTTGATTGACGAATCACAGTTCTTAACTAAAGATCAGGTGTGGCAATTAACTAAAATTGTGGATGAGTTGGAGTGTGATGTTATCACATACGGTTTGAGGTCAGATTTTAAAGCGGAGCCATTCGAAGGATCAATTTATCTTATGACTTGGGCAGATGAAATTGAGGAATTAAAAACAGTATGCAAATATGGTAGTAAAGCCTCTATGAATATGAGACTTAATAATGACATACCTGTTTTTGATGGTAATAAAGTTATGATAGGTGGTAATGATTCTTACTTACCAGTTTGTAGAACACATTATAAAAAAATGAAAGAAAAATATGGAAATTCTTAACACTCACCCAATTAAAAAATCAGATTTAGGGTTTCACGGTAATCTGTTTGGTGGTAAATTACTTGCTTGGATTGATGCTTCTGCTGCAGGTTACTCGATGCAGTTATGTGATACACCCAGAATGGTTACAGTAAGTATTGATCAATGTAATTTTGAGAGGCCTGCAAAGGAAAGTCAACTACTAAAAATATACGCTAAACCTATGAAGGTTGGTACCACATCTATGACACTATATATGGAGGCTAGAGCACATAACGTTTACACAGGTAAACAAGATTTAGTTCTTAAAACTAACATAACATTTGTTCAAATAGATGAAGGTGGTAACCCTATACCATTAGGTGAAAAGGCTAGAAGAAGAATCGATAGTATGATAGAAACCCCAATTAAGTAATATTTTTAAAAACTCATTTGTTTTTTAGAATATAATGTTGTATATTTGTTAAAAAAAATATGGATAATTTAAATCTCATTAACAGTAATACTCTATCCCAATCTAAATTCTATGAATCATATAAAATTTTAGGGTACGATACTGTTAAAAGATATATTAAAGATGAATTTGATAGGGATGAAGTTGTCCAACAAGGATTTATAAAAATATTTAAATTAATTGATACACCAATAGATGTAAAAAATTTAAACGGTTATCTATATAAGATTTTTAGAAATTGTGCCTTAGATCATTTAAGAAAGAAAAAATATACTTATGAGTATGATGACAATTTACACTTTGATACTATTGATGAGGTAGATTGTAAACAAGATATGTTGACAGATATTGATGAAGAAATTGAAAAATTGAGTCCTATGTATAATTTAGTTTTTAAATGTTATCACATAGAAAATATGTCACATAAAGACATCTCAAAAAAATTGGGTATTTGTGAAGGTACATCTAAATCTAATTTACATAAGGCAACTAAGAGAATACAAAACAAATTAAAAACTAAAATATATGAATAAAATGTTAATCATTGTAGGGATACTTTTATTGTGTTCTTGCGCGTCTACAAAAAAAACTGAATGTGATGCATATGGTAAGAGTAATGTAACAGAGTTAAAGTCTAATAAAACAAAGTAAAATATGTTAGATAAAATTTTAGAATGGTTTCCTGAAGAAGATATTCTTAAGGCGGATGGTTTCGATGAGGCAATCATAGGTATTGAAACTAATGAAATGAGGTTAATTTACTCAGTCAGTAAGTGTATACAAATACTATGTAGAGATATGAACGAAGAAGAGGCGGTAGAATTTTTTGACTTTAATGTTAGGGGTAGTTATGTGGGTGATAAAACACCTATATGGTGTGTTGATGATCTTTAAATATATATGGATTGTTATAATTGTAAATTCAGAGGTGGTGTAATTGGTAGTGCACATTCTTCTTGTAAAGTGATATCCCAAACCAACACTGAAAATTCGTCTATGTTGGAGTTGTTACTATCTACACATCAAGTTAGATTAACTGCGGATGAAAAGGATTTAGTAGAACTTAACCCAAACGGTATTAGTAATGGTTGGGCTAATTGGCCATTAGATTTTGATCCTGTTTGGGTTGATAGTTGTAAATTTTATAGCGAAAAACAATAGTATGTTATATTTATATTATAATAACAAACTATAAAAACTTTATATTATGAGTAAAGAACAAATTTTAGGACTTATCAGACACATATTGACATCTGTGGGTGGTGCAGTAATTATGTTGGGTTATTTCGATGAGGCGATTGTTACTGAAGTTACTGGTGGATTGATGACTGCGGTTGGTTTCGTATGGTCAGTCATAGACAAGTATAAGGCATCTTAAAAAAATAAAAAATAATATTTTTAATCCATATAGAATTCTATATGGATTTTTTTTTGCTTAATTATTTGTTTTTATGAAAATAAAATACTATATTTGTACCACTAAAAAGTTTATATGAAATATTTTAAAATTTTATTGATGTGGTTTGGGTTTATGGTAATGACATCATTATACGGTGAGTACATCGTAAGTAGAGAGGTAAATGGGTTTATCCAACTTTTAGGTTTCGCACTGTTGGTTATTACCCTAATATTTTTAGGAGACGAAACAATTAATGTATTATTTAAAAACAAAAAAGAAGAAAAATGATTGGACTTAGTATTTTTATTTTAGGATTATTATTTGCAGGGTTTACTGCATACAAAACAAAAAATCAAATGACTGGTGGTAAATGGAATGAGTTTCAACTCAAATGGTTACTTAAACCAATAGGTATTTTATTACTATCCATTATCATTGCGTTAGTACAACCTTTCACTATTGAAAGGGTTGATACAGGTTATAAAGGTTTAAAGATAAACCTAACTGGTGGACAAAGAGGTGTATCAGACTATCAGTATAAAACAGGATGGGTAATGTATAACTCTTGGACTGAGCAAGTTAAAGAATTCCCCCTATACCAACAACACATCGAATACGATGAACAAACTGTTATCACAAAAGGTGGGTTTGCTGCGACGATTAAACCATCCTTTAACTATTCTTTGAGAGAGGATGCTATTGGAGATATGTTTGTTAATCTAAGATTGGAAACCAAAGCAATTGAACAAGGTTGGTTGAAAAATGCAATTGTATCTTCAGTTAATGATGTGGCAAACAGATGGGAAGTAGATGCCATTTTTAATCAGAGAGAACAGTTTGAAGCTGCAATTGTGGCAGAGTGTAATAAGAGAGTGGAGCAGTGGTTTTTAGTGTCCCAATTAAGAACTAATATTATTCCACCAACATCTTTACAACAGGCTATTGAGGGTAAAACTAAGGCAGTACAAGAGGCACAAGCCGCACAACAAAGAACATTAGTGGCACAAGCAGAGGCACAAGAAAAGATGGCAATTGCTAGAGGTGACTCCGCAAAAACTATCATCAATGCAAACGCAGCAGCACTCGCAATGAAGATTAAACAAAAGGAATTGACTCCTTTATACGTTGAGTTTGTTAAGGCATCTGCTTGGAATGGTGCGCTACCGACTACTATGGCTGGTGGATCAGGAACTTTCTTAAATATAAAGAATTAAAATAAAAAATACCTCATATAAACTTAATTAAATCCATACGAAAGTGTGGATTTTTTATTTTTGTGTAGTATTTATATGTAGTAAGATATTTTATATATGGAAAATTTAAATGAAGAAATAGACAGAATCAAAAAGTTAATGTTATTTGAGTCCTCTGAAGTTAAATCTGATGTTGAAACAGATACTGAAGAAACTGAAAATGTTACTGACAATGAAGATGAAGGTGATAAAAATTTTATGGTTTATGGTGATACCGTAATAAAAGTTTCTGGTGGTTGGTTAAAAGATAATAAAAATAGATTAGGGTGTGTTAAGGTTGAAAAACCATTTTATATGGGTGGTGGAGATTTTGCTCAGGGTATAAAAAAATTAGTCCAAAGAGTGAAAGGTAATGTGGTTGCCGAACCAGTAAATGCTATTAGTTTATATGATGAAATTAAATTGACTAAAGATGAGAAAAATGATTTAGTAAAAAAATGGGAATCTAATAAGGTTTATAGTAAAGAACAGTCAGGTGCGGTAATTAAAATAGGTAGAACAGACGGATTAAAAAATTACTGTAAAAATGAATGGGGTGGTTAATATAGCATAAAAGTTATGAAAAATACAATTAAAAAAATATTAAAGGAAACTGTTGACAATAAGAAAGATAAGTTTGATAGATATATTATCAGCACCCTTAAAAAAGAAGGTTTTGTCCCTTCTACGGATTACGTTAAAGTTATAAAATTTTTAAATAGTAATTTCACCTTAAGTGGTATGGAAGCATTTGAGATGTACCAACTATTCCTTAACAATTTTAAAAGTGACATCGAATATGGTGATTTGAATAGAACCGTTAATACCACTAAAAAAATTAAATCTGCAAATAGTAGTGCTAGAGATTTAGTTTCTAGTAAAATACCGTTTAAAGGTAGTAATACACATGCAGAATACGTTGGTAAGACGTATGTAGTATATTCATATAATTGGTACCCAATATTTGTATTTAAGGATGG